ATTAGCCGACCAACTAGCTAAGCACGAAGGGGTTAAACGCTTCGCCTATAAATGCCCCGCTGGTAAGTGGACTATAGGAGTCGGTAGGAATATTGACGAGGATGGTGGGTTAGGACTTTCTGATGGGGAAATCTACACCCTATTAAACAACGACATCCAAAGAACTGATGAAGAATTAACCAATGCCTTTCGTTTCTATGAAGATTTGGATAGAGTTCGTAAGGATGCAATGATTAACATCTGTTTCAATATAGGCTTACCCCGTCTTAGAGGCTTCAGACTGGCCCTTAAACTGATGGAAACAAAAGACTACCCTGAGGCTTCAGTAGAGTTTTTAGACTCTCTATGGGCCTCTCAGGTGGGTCAGAGAGCCTTAGACATAGCACACATGATTCAACATGGAGAATATCCTGATGAGGGGCGTTAATCACTACAAAAAGGATGGAACTATCCATAAAGGTGGTACTCATAAAATGCCCAATGGTGAGGTACATTCTGGGGCTAAACACACAAGTTCTAGTGTTAAGCTCTTTCATTACGGTGAGCTGAGTAAGAAGGCTCAAAACAAAGCACGTTCAAACTGGAGATAATTATGCCTATTAAAAAGAAAGGTAAGAAAAAAGTTAAAAAGCCACCAGTTAGATACTGATGGCTCGTAGATTCTCAAGAGTTTCTAAGACTGCTAGGGGTACTCCCAAAAAGTATGTCCGTGGCGCTACTAATCGCACAGCTACAGAAAACGAAATAAGGTCTACGGCTCGCAAGTACAAACAGGGAACCCTCACTAAAGCTGAGATGGACGCTATAGCTAAAAGGAGGTCGCGAAATGCCAAAAAAAGATAGCACCACAACTACACTTCAAAAACTTTCTAAGAAACATAATGTTCCTGTTAGCATTTTAAGGAAAGTAGTTAAGCGTGGTCAGGGTGCTTTTTATTCTTCTGGGTCGCGTCCAGGCATGACTCCTACAGCGTGGGGCATTGCTAGAGCTAAGTCTTTTGCTTCTGGCTCTGGTGGTGCTAGGAAGGCTGATGCTGACCTTTGGAAAAAGGTTAAAGCTACCCGCAACGCATGAACTTAGATATAAATCTACTAAATTGGCAGCAGGAGGTCTGGAACGACCCTACCCGCTTCAAAGTAGTCGCAGCAGGCCGTAGGACAGGTAAATCCCGTCTTGCGGCCTATTTGCTTCTAGTCAACGCCCTACAAGCTACTAAAGGGCATGTCTTCTATGTAGCCCCTACCCAAGGCCAAGCTAGAGATATTATGTGGAACCTCCTATTAGAATTAGGAGGAGATATGGTTGAAGGCTCCCACGTTAACAACTTACAGATTAAGTTAATTAACGGGATTACTATTTCTCTAAAGGGAGCTGACAGACCAGAGACTATGCGGGGTGTCTCCCTAGCCTATTTAGTATTGGATGAATACGCAGACATGAAGCCTGACGTATGGGAGTTGATTTTACGCCCAGCCCTGTCAGACTTGAAGGCAAGTGCTTTGTTCATTGGGACACCAATGGGTAGAAACCATTTTTATGACCTCTACAAACAAGCCGAGTTAGGTGGCGACCCCAACTTCAAAGCATGGCATTACACTAGCTACGACAATAATCTCCTAGAAAAGAATGAGATTGACCAAGCTAAAATATCTATGTCCTCCTACGCCTTTAGGCAGGAGTTCATGGCATCCTTTGAGGCCCGTGGTTCCGAGATGTTTAAGGAGTCCTGGGTTAGATTCTCAGAGGAAGAGCCTGATGGTGATTACTACATAGCCATTGACTTAGCTGGCTTTGAGGAGGTTGGGAAGAAAAACAAAACCAAAAATCTTGACAACACCTCTATCGCCGTGGTAAAGGTGGGTAGCCAAGGGTGGTGGGTTAAGGATATAATTACGGGTAGGTGGTCTTTAGACCAGACTGCCCAGAAGATATTTCAAGCTGTTAGGGACTATCAACCTATCTCTGTGGGTATAGAGAAGGGCATAGCCCGTCAAGCTGTAATGTCTCCATTAACTGATTTGATGAAGAAGTATTCTCGTTTCTTTAGGGTTGAAGAACTAACCCATGGAAACAAGAAGAAAACAGATAGGGTTATGTGGGCGTTACAAGGAAGATTTGAGAACGGCCTCATTAACCTTAACAAAGGTGAATGGAATGTTCAATTCATGGATGAATTATTTCAATTCCCTGATGCCCTAACACATGATGACATGGTGGACGCTTTAGCCTACATAGACCAACTGGCTAACGTCTCCTACTCATACGACTTTGAAGAAGACCACTTTGATGTGGTCGATATGGTAGCTGGTTACTAATATGCTTGATAAAGAAGAGTTTGCAATTCTACAAAGCGTTGAAGACTGGGTTATGGAGCAATGTAACTCATGGCGTGACCACTTTGATAACAACTACCAAGATAAGTTTGAAGAGTATAATCGTCTGTGGAGAGGACAGTTTTCTGCAGAAGATAAGACCCGTGACTCAGAAAGAAGCCAGATTATATCCCCAGCCTTACAACAGGCTGTTGAATCCTCAGTAGCTGAGATTGAAGAAGCTACATTTGGAAGAGGACGATTTTTTGACATTAAGGATGATTTGAGGGATGGTGAACCTCAAGATGTCGTATTCCTTAGAGAACAGCTTTACAGAGATTTTCAGCAAAACAAAGCAAGAAAAAGTGTTGCTGAGTGTCTAATAAACGCCGCCGTTTATGGGACTGGCGTTGCAGAAATAGTGCTGCAAGAAGAAAAAGAAATGAAGCCAGCCTCCCAACCAATAATGGAAGGGCAGATGCAGGCAGTAGGAGTAAACATAGCAGACAGAACAGTCTGTAAGCTCCGTCCAATCCTTCCACAAAACTTCTTAATTGACCCCGTAGCAACTTCTATTGAGGAGGCTATTGGTGTTGCTGTTGATGAATTTGTCCCGTATCACCAAGTAGAACTCCTACAAGAAAGTGGTGTTTACAAGGACGTTGACATCACCCTAGCTTATAACGATACCGACCTTGACCCTGACCCTGAGTTAATTGACCAGCCTGACAATAAGGTTCGTCTTACTAAATACTACGGTTTAGTTCCTAAATATCTCGTAGAAGATGAAGAAGACTTTGAGATTGAAGAGGAAGATGGCCATTACATTGAATGTATTATTGTTATTGCTAACGGTGGAACTCTACTTAAAGTAGAACGAAACCCCTACATGATGGGTGATAGACCTATCGTAGCCTTCCCTTGGGATATAGTTCCAGGAAGATTCTGGGGCAGGGGTGTGTGTGAGAAAGGATATAACTCACAAAAAGCTTTAGATGCTGAATTGAGGGCTAGAATAGATGCCCTAGCATTAACTGTACACCCTATGATGGCTATGGATGCTACCCGTTTACCAAGGGGCGCAAAACCAGAAGTCCGTCCTGGTAAGATATTATTAACTAACGGCGACCCCAGAGAAGTATTACAGCCGTTTAACTTCGGACAAGTCTCTCAAATTACCTTTGCTCAAGCTGACCAACTGCAAAAGATGGTACAAACAGCTACTGGAGCTATAGATTCTGCTGGAATACCTGGCTCTATTAACGGTGAAGCTACCGCTGCGGGGATTTCTATGTCCCTTGGGGCGATTATCAAGAGACACAAAAGGACTCTTATTAACTTTCAAGAGTCTTTTCTGATACCATTCGTAACAAAAGTAGCACACAGGTATATGCAGTTTGAGCCTGAAATCTACCCTGTTAACGATTATAAGTTTGAAGTCGTATCCTCTTTAGGGATTATTGCTAGAGAATACGAAGTAACTCAATTGGTGCAACTGTTACAAACTATGGGTTCAGACTCTCCTCTGTATCCAGTTTTAATACAGTCCATTATAGATAACATGAACATCTCCAATAGGGAGCAATTGATTCAAGTTATCCAACAAGCCTCACAGCCTAATCCTCAAGCACAGGAAGCAGCTCAGGCAGCACAACAAGTACAGTTACAGTTCCAGCAGTCTCAAACTAATGCTCTTAACGGGCAGGCGGCTGAGTCTACGGCTAGGGCTGAGAAGATTGCTCAAGAGACTAAGGCTATTCCTGTTGAGCTTGAGAACGACAGGATTAAGGCTATTGCCACTAACTTAAAGGCTGGTAATGAGGACGACAAAGAGTTTGAAAGGCGAATGAAGGTAACTGACAAACTGCTGGAGGAAAGAAGGCTTAACTTGGAAACAGCTAAGACTTTGACACAATGATTACTAACACAGAAATGCAGAACATTCTAAATCAGATTAACGAAATCGTTAAAGGTTTAGAAGAAAGAATCCAAAAGCTAGAGGAAGCTAATAAGGAGACAAAGGGTGGAAAGAGAGGAAGAAAAGCATTACCAAGCTCTTAAAGATATGTTTCGTACAGAGGGCTGGAAAGTATTAATGGATGAGCTTAGAAATAATGCCATCCAAATAAATTCTGTAGAAGTAACGAAGGACAACGAGGACTTACATTTCCGTAAAGGACAATTAAATATCCTTGCCTTCATGCTTAATATGGAGTCTACCGTTGAACATTATATAGAGGATAGCAATGATTCTGTTTGATTTTGTATGCAAGTATGCTCATGTAAATGAAAAACTTGTTTCACGTGAAACTAAACAGATTGATTGTCCTCAATGTGATGAGGTAGCAACGCGAGTCATCCCTGCTGTCAGGTGTAGTCTCGACCCCGCTTCTGGACATTTTCCAGGTGCAACAGATAAGTGGGTTCGTTCCAGAGAGCAGAAGATGGCATT